GTGTCAATAATTTGAAACCAACTTTTCTTTTTGAATTTGGTAATTCATATTCGAAATTATTTCCATTTTCAAATACTTTATCATCAATTTCTAAATGCCCTAAAGTTGACAAATCAATTTTAGTTTCATTTTCTTCACCACTATTTGGGTCAATAATTTTAACATCATAGTCTTTACCATATCCTAAGATACGAGTTCCAACCATTAATGCGTTTTTATCACCGATTAACATATCATCTAATTTAACTTTTGGGTCAGCGATTACTGATTCAAGTAATCTGTCTATTACTACACCTCTTTCAATTAGATTTTGGGAAGTTAAGATATCTTCCTCTTTTGCTGTCATATATTTGACATCTATTGTTCCACTACGCAAAGGACTATCTTCGGGATATAATAATCCCTTTGATGGTAAAGATAGAACTTCAGTAGGAAATCCATACTGATTTTCAGCCATTGTTTACTCCTTGATTATATAAGAATTAATAACTATTATTTTTTCATTATCTTTTCAGCACCTGCGATACCGAAAGAACCTAATGTTACGAATACAAATGAATTGTATACCATATCATTTATAACTAAATCTTTTCCCCAAATTCCTGTTGCTAAGTCAACCACTGCAAATAATGTCATCACTGCAAATGATGCGAAACCAATTACTGCTTTTTCATTTATATCATTATCGTCTTTGAACATAGCCCACATAAATCTTCTCCGTTAGAATTGTAGTATTGCGTAGTCGTATTGAAGTGTTAATGCAATATCTGCTACTTCAGATGAAGCGAAGTCTAATTCATTAAAGTTTGCTTCTGTGATGAATGCTCCTTTTAATGTCCACTCTTCAACTTTATCACCGACTGGCCCTAATACATTAAATGTAATATCTTTTTTATAAAAATCTGAATACCCGTCACGACCAGTAACTGATTCGTGGTGTAATCTTACCCACTCAATTACTGATTGTGCTCCTGATGGAACGATTGGGTCATATAAAGTAATACTAATAGGTTGCCAAGCTGCTTTTCCTTTGACATATCTTTTTACATTGATATGGTCAAGAGTTATAGTTTCAAATTGTAAACTTGGTCTTGCCATTGTTTTAACAAGAAACGCTGGTATTCCGTCAATCTCCATAACAAAACGATTCTTTGTTTTAGGTTCAAACGGGGTAAAAAATATATCGTTTGGGTCTAATAATGCCACTTGTATTCTCCTATAAATTTTATACTTCAGTAATAAATATAACAAAATCAAAAAAAATGTATTGGATAACCAATATACTTTTTGAAGTTTTTTTGAAGTTTTTTAAAAAAAAGCTTGACATTTAAAAAAAGTTTTCATATATTAGGGTGTAATGATAATAATGATAAGGATAAAATAATTATGGATATTGGAACTTTTGCTATGGGTTGTATGAATTATGAACTAAATAGGAACGCTGGTAATTTACCAGAACACGACATTGAGTTTCAAGCCGAGACTGGTATCGGGCCGGTCTATAATATGGGTAGACCACAAACAAGAGATGAGATGAGAGAAGCTCTCGAAGAAGACGGAAGAATGACTCCGGACGAAATCGAAGAGTTTTTAGATTCTTTAGAAATGTAAAAAAAAGCTTGACTTTTACAAAAAGAATTTGTATATTATAGTGTAATGATAAGAAATAAAGGAAAAAATATGATTGAAATAACAACTGATACCGAAGGGATTTATATGAGAGATTACCAAGATACTTTGGTAACTAGGGAAATCCCAAATAATTATGGTTATTATAATGACGCTGGTGAGTATGTAGAAAATGGAACATTTACTATTACTCATTATAGATATGCTCATAATCCTATGGAATTGTATGAAGCTAATGTTAATCAACCAAGATTAAATCTTAATAATTATGTCAATGATGATTATAATGAAGTTAGTTTATTTAAGGGTATTCCTATGATGTATAGGTTTAATCCAGTTATTAGAGAAATGATGATGACTGGTGATTATAGAATTAGATATCGTGGTTGTAGTAAACCACAATATGGTTATGTAAGAAGTCAAAGAAATTGTTTGGCTGAATACGCTGATACATTCGCTATTTATCCTAAGTAGTTTTGTGGGTTTTCGGTGACTACATATTTGGAACCGAATGGGTTATGTAGGGTTTCACGATATTAGAAACAACCCTTGTGAGTTAGGTGGTTAAACTCTCAAAATTTAGTTCCCTTGTTTAGGTTATTACACAAAAAAACCCCCGATGTCGAACCGGGGGTTTTTCTTATTCTCTGATTAATAATTCAATTACTCTGGAAAAGTTGCTCCAGTTGGTTGAACTACAAAATCTAAGACTATGAATTCAGCTGTTCTGGTTGGTTGGATAAAGATTTGACCAACTAATTGGTTTCTATCTACAACATCTGGTGTGTTGTTTGATTCATCCATTACCACCCTAAACGCTGTCAATCCACTATTTGCTTGAACTTGCTCTAAGAATGGATTCACAATATTTAGGAATCTATTTCTTGTAGCGTTTGTATTTTGTTCAAACACTAAGAATCTTGAAGAAGAAGCAATAAACTTACGAAGTCTAATTAATAATCTTCTTACATTGATTCTGTCTAGTGCGCTTGGTTTTCCTTGAAGTGTTTTTTGTCCAAAGACAACTACACCTTGACCTGGGAAAGTAGCGATAGGATTAATACGATTTTCGTATAAATCATCTCTTTCAGAATTTGTTAATCTAGTTTGAGTTTCCAATACATCTGATAATCCACCACGATTCAATCCTGCTGGTGCGAACCACTCTTGTCCGATTCTATCATTGTTTGCATAAACACCTGGTAGAACTACTGAAGGTGGAACCCAAGTTGGTTTACCTTTAACACTATCTAATATCTTGACCCAAGGATAATATGTTCCAACATAATTTGAATCTAATGTTTTTACATTGTTTATCGCTTGTTGAATTGTAGCGTTATAAGGTGAACCATCTAAGATGAAGAAAGCATCTGCTCTATCTTCAACCTTATCGATTGCGTGATTTGTTACACTTGGATGTAATGAATGTATTACACCTGGTAGTGCTAACAAATTGATATCAAACTCTTCTGGATTTGAAACAGCGTTTATAGCTCTCTTAAATGCAACTGAACCTGAAGCGGTAGCTGAACTTAAGTCAAACCCTTGTGTATTGGTTGCTGAAATGTTTGTTCCAGATTTTCTTTCGATTGCTGGATTCTGACCATCGTAACCACCTTGGAAAGGAACTGCAAACTTTCTTTGTTGGAAAGATGAGTTTGTCAAGCTGATTTTTGTTGTACTATTAGCAAATGTTGCGCCTAATACTGATGCGTCATCATTACCGAATGCGTCTTCAAGACTCATTGATACATTGTTTCCTGCTCCGGCACTTGTTGGTGTTGGTTTTAAATACTGCTGATTATCAGTATTATCAAAGTCAAAACCATAATAAACATTTCTGTCAAATGTTCCTCTGGCGTTTTTCTGACCACCAGTTCCTGAAACATTACCCTTGAATGAAGCTGTTGGATATGCTGCTGAAACTGCTTGTGCCGATACTGAACCTCCACTACCACTAGCTGCTGTTAAACCTACAACATGCGGTTGAGTTACTGCTTCGAATCCCATAGGAACTAATTCTTTTGAAATTCCTGTTAAGTTACTAAAGTTTGAAATATAAACATATTTAGATTGATTTGGATAATCACCATTGTTGGTTAATTTACCATTTGAATCTATTGTTGTGTTTTTGTCTCCAATCGCTCTTGGTAAGTAATTTACTGATTCTTCATCAAAATTTAGATTTGAGAAACTCTCTAAGATTGTTCCATCATCATTTTGACCTGGATTATTTACGATAACTTGTAATCCAAATGAACCATAATCACTACCTGGAACATCAGCTGCTCTCTTAACATCATTGATACCAATTCTGTATTTTGAGTTTACATCTGTTCCGTGTGAACGGGTTGTTACTTTAAATAAACTTGTTCTTGCACCATTTACAATTTGAGATTGAATTGATGGTGTAGAAGCTTGAGCAAAATCAAATGAGAAATTCTCATCTGAACCACTAGCTATAAATAGCTGTGCACTCGCGCTAAATTGATTTTGTGTATTTAAGAAATTTGAGTATGCATATACTTCTTGATTTGAGTCTTGTGCGTCTGTGCTAAATACTTTTGTGATGTAATTAGCTGAACCTGAATCAAACGAAAGATTAAAAGTCTCTCTAGCTGTTGCGGCTTGACCATTTACAGTTGCAAGATTCAAGACAAATGAACTCTTTGTTCCACCTGCTTGAATTGAAGCACTTTTTGGCCCTGCTAATTCTAACGCGTCTGGGTCTGCTGCACCTCTTGAAGGTTTAAGAACTGCTGCTGCTAATTTACCAGTCGCACTTAGACCATCAAATGAACCACTAAGACCTAATACTATTGAATCATTTGCATATCCACCTAATCCTAAAACACGAACTATTGTGACAGTTCCTGCACTACGAAGATATTGTTTCGCTGTGAAAGGAACATAGAAGTCCTGTGATTCTTTACCGAATAAAGTTTCAAACTCACCAAAGTTTCTAATGATGGTTGGAACAAAAGCCGGCCCAAACTCAGTTGGCCCGATTAAAGCTGCTCCAATATCACTAATACCCTCTGGTAAGAAAGATAAGTCCTTTTCATTGGTAAATACACCTGGACTGACGATTCTTTCTGCCATTTTGTTTCTCCTAATTAGGTTATATCGTAAGTATAAATATCAAGTTAAAACTTGAAAATAGCACTATACGACAATTATTTTGTTGGTGTGAATACACCGGTGTTTGGGTCAAGATTACCTGGCCCATACTTTTCATTTAAATCATTAACTAATTGTTGTTCAGACATATTCAACTTAGAATATTCTGTTTCAAGTCGAAGCTTTTCGTTGTTGATTTGTTCTAATCTTTGTTCAGTCTGCATTCTTTGTATTTCTAAATCTCCGAATGCTGAACGAACATTTGAATAACTAGTTTGCAAATCTTGTAATGATTTTATTTCTTCGTCTGTAAATTTAATTTGTTTTGATTTTTTTGCCATTATAACTCCTTTTTTATACTAATAAGTATTGATTATTTATTCAAACAATCACAATTTTTTTCTATATCTTCAACTTTTTTCTGTAATTCTTTTATTGATTCGATTAACAATGGAACAATTTTTTCATACTTAACGGCTTTATATCCTGTTCCTCTCGTCATTACAACTTCTGGTAATACCTCTTCAATTTCTTGTGCAATAACACCTACATCGTGTCCTTGATATGCGTCTTGTTTATCATTCCAATCAAATGTATAACCGCCAATCTTGTCCATTTTTTCTAGTGGACTTTGAATTGGTTGAATATTGTCTTTCAATCTTTTATCTGATGAACCAAATGCAATAACATCACCACTAGCTTCTATTTGAGAACCAGATATATTTCCTAAGAACTGAGCATTTCCACCCTCAGACATATCTAATTGTAATGCAGTTATGGTTGCACCACCATCTTGTCCCTTGAATAATATATCTTTATTATTTATCGCTGATTTGATTACGAAGTCAGATGTAGCTATTTTGAATCTACCAAATTCTGTTCCACCATCTTTTAGTATGATGTCTGTTCCGTCTGCGTCAAGAATAATATCTCCTGATGAATCAAGTGTTAAATCACCAGTTGATTCTAAAGTAGAACCTGAAATTATACTTGTTGTACGAATTACACCTGTTGATGATA